GACCTATAACCAACCCATATCAATCAATTGTTGCCGGTAATGTTGGTGAGTACAAAGATATTATTAATCCTCCAAAAGATGATGACGATGATGGTGCACCAAAACCCCCTGAGGTTGTAACATCTCCAGCTGCTTTAGCTCCTAAACCTGACCCACGGGAAGATTCTACTTCTCGGCAAAGTATGGCACAGGCACAAGCAGATATGGACAGAAGCTATGATAATGCTGTAGCGCAAGCTATTGCTGCTGGTTTTACTACACCTGAAGACATAGCAAAATATATACAAGAAGGAAATGTAAAAGCTGATACGCCTCTTGGTTCTTTTGGTATCCCCGGTATGCTATTTAATAACATGCAACGACCTGATGGCACTAGACCAATAGATGCTGCTGTTTCTAGATATTTTAAAGATAAAGTTCCCTATGAACCTTATACAAAAGAACAAATAGACAGTATGGACCAAGAAGTTGGTGGAGATGTTGGAGATACTACTGGTGATACAACAAAGGTAGATGAAGTAAATGCACAAACTGACGAAATTTTAGAAGAACCTTCAAAGTATGAAGGAAGTTTAAGTGCTGCAGAAAAGTCAAGAAGGATACCTGATGTTCCTGTAGCAAAACCTAAAGTAAATGTTGTGCGAGATGACAGAGGCACTACAATTTCAGGAAGCAAAATTACAACAGACGATGAAGGAAAGGTTACAGCAATAGATGACAAGCCTGCTGTGGTACGCGATGAGAAAAAAGAAGAGACTAAACCCTGTGTGATTGCAACACATGGCGTTGCAACTGGTGGTTTCAGCCCAATGGAAAAAGCTAAAGCTGAAATATGGTGCGCAAAAACATATCATGGTAAATGGTATGGTGAGGCATTTAGACGCGGCTATAGATATTTAGGGACTAAACATGTACAGCAGGGAACTGCTTCACAATTTTATAATGAGTTTAAGGACTTTGTTGCTTTTGGCAGAGGTCTTAAAAAAGGCTTGAAATTAAGCTTAAATTACTACTTTAGAACACTACAGTTTTTTATTACTGGACTTTTTGTTTCTAAAGATGTATAATACTTTTACGACTCTGTCGTACTTTGGCTACCCATCACCCCTAAAAGGCAACTGGTGGCTCTAAAGAGGAGAATAATATGGCTGAACAAGCTGTTAAAAAAGAGATTAAATCATCACTGATTACAAATAATAGTAAATATGGCTCTAAAGAAAGACGAGCTGGCGAAGAAGAAGAATTAAAGCGCCTCGTTGCAGAACGAGATGAGGCTTTAAAGGAGGAAGATAAAGAGAAAGCTGATAAAGAAGAAACTGAAGCTTTGCCTCCTGAAGAAAAAACTTTTAAAAAGAGATATGGCGATTTACGCAGACATTCTCAACAAAAAGAAGAAGACTATAAAAAAGAAATTATTAAATTAAAAGAACAGCTGGCGGATAAAACAACTAAAGATATTAAATTGCCTAAATCTGAGGAAGAATTAGCAAGTTGGTCTTCTAAATACCCTGATGTAGCACAAGTTATTGAAACTATTGCTACTAAAAAAGCAAAAGAGCTTGATTCTTCCCTAGAGGAAAGAATGAAACTTATATCTGAAAAAGAAGCACATGCTGCTAGAGCAAGGGCTGAAGCGGAATTATTACACACCCATCCTGATTTTGAAGAAATTAGAAATGACCAATCTTTTCATGATTGGGTTGAAACACAACCAAAATGGATTCAGCAGGCTCTTTATGAAAATGATAATGATGCTAAAGCGGCTTCTAGAGCAATCGACTTATACAAAGTTGATATGGGTTTAACTAAAACAAAAAGCAGTGTTAACAGTAAAGATGCTGCTAAAGCTGTATCTAAAGGAACTTCAACATCTCCTGCTTCATCTAAAAGTGAGCAGTCTAACCAGATTAAAGAGTCCCAAGTTCAAAAGATGACAGCGCAACAGTTTGAAAAAAATGAAGAAGCTATTATGGCTGCTATTAGGTCCGGAAACTTCGTTTACGACGTAACTAGACCAAATACTTAATTTTTTTCTTTACAAATGTAGAAAAGTATGATACAAATTGTAGTATCGAATTAGACCTCGTCTTTTTGACGACTACTCTTACCCTACATTAACGATTTTAGACTCTGAGAAACTACCCAGTTTTGTTCAGCCCCGTAAGGATACCTGTAACGTCTGGTCTTTCGTATGTGTTCAGAAATTGTAGTATTATAGCCTAAGGAGGAAACTATGGCTTTTAAAACTGCTGCTGGATACGGTAATTTACCTAATGGTAATTTTAGTCCGGTAATTTACTCCCAGAAAGTCCAGCAGGCTTTCCGCAAATCTTCCGTAGCTGAGTCAATCACTAATAGTGATTACTTTGGGGAAATTGCGGCTTTTGGTGATACGGTTAAAATTATTAAAGAACCCGAAATCACTGTGAAAGAGTACGCTCGTGGCGTACAGGTTTCACCACAAGACCTTGACGACGAGGACTTTTCTCTTGTCGTTGATAAAGCAAACTACTTTGCATTCAAAGTAGATGATATCGAAGAAGCACATAGCCATGTAAACTTTGAGTCTCTTGCATCTGATAGAGCAGGATACAGACTTAAAGACCAGCATGATATGGAAGTTCTTGGTTACTTATCAGGATGGACACAAGGTACAATTAGTACTGTTGCTGGCACAGCCAATACTACCGTTTCAGGTACAAAAGCTGTTTCAACTGCAGGAACTAATGAACTGCTATCCAGTATGCAACTCAAGAAAGGCGACTTCGGCAACATCACTACAGGTTCTGCAGGAACTCACTCAATTCCATTAGCTGCACGCGTTCCGGGTGCTACAGCACTCCCAACTGCGACAGCTTCTCCATTGATGGTGATTGCCAGAATGAACAGACTATTGGACACACAATTTGTTGACTCTGATAACAGATGGCTTGTTGTACATCCAGTATTCATGGAAATCTTGAATGATGAAGATTCCCGTTTATTCAACGCAGACTTTGGACAATCAGGTGGCATACGTGACGGGCTAAGCGTCGGTAAGCTTCTTGGTTTTGATGTATATGTTTCAAACAACCTTCCATCAATTGGAACTGGACCTTCAACTACTGGTTCAGCAAACCAAAACTCCAACTATGGAATACTTGTTGCGGGACATAGCTCTGCCGTTGCTTCTGCTTCGCAGATTACAAAGACTGAGTCTTACAGAGACCCAGATTCTTTTGCGGACATCGTTCGCGGTATGCATTTGTATGGTAGAAAGATTCTTCGCCCAGAAGCAATCGTAACTGCTAAATACAATGTAGCGTAAGGGAGGAAATTACTATGGCAACTTATGATATGACATCATCGGATACCACAGGCGTATCCTCTAATACAATCGCATCTTTACCTTCAAATACAAGCACTCACGTTATGAGAAATGTCCAAGCTTACTTGGATATTGACGCATTAGTGGCTGCAGGATATTCAGGAAGCGATGGAGATATCTTCCAACTTCTTGAAATTCCAGCAGGAACTCTTGTTCTTAACGCTGGTGCAGAAGTAGAGAAAGCGTTTACTTCAAGCTGTACCTTAGACATGGACTTTGCTGCAGGTGATGACATCATTGATGGTGCTGACATCACTTCTACAGGATTCTGTGCTGCAGGTACAAATGGTCAAACTAATACAGTTGTAGGCTCAGCTGCTTCAACTTATACTCAGTTTGTATCAACAACAGATACAATTGATTGTAAGATTGCTGGTGCTGCTCCTGCTACAGGCAGATTGCGTGTATACGCAACAATTATAGACTGTAATGAGATTGGTTCAACCAACAAAGCTGACGAAGTCGATAGAGACCAGTTAGCGTAACTTTGTTACTACTATGGGGGCTACTTTTAGTAGCTCCCTTTTTTAGGAATTTTAATGGCACAGAGCTATCTTACATTATCCAATAGTGTCTTAGCAAGAATGAATGAAGTTCAATTAACCTCTTCTACGTTTAGCAGTTCAAGAGGAATTCAAACCCAAGCAAAAAATGCTGTTAATGAAGCAATACGATACATTAACCAGCGAGAATTCAATTATCCTTTTAACCATTCTACTAAAACAGAAACATTAGTTCCGGGAACTGTTCGATATTCTTTGCCTTCTGATGCAAAACATGCAGATTATAACACTTTTAGAGTTCAAAAAAGTACTTCTTTAGGTACAAGCGGAAGCAGTCTTACTGCTTTAAATTATAATGAGTACATTGATAAATACGTAACACAAGAAGATGATATAACTACAAATAATTTAAACGGCTCATTAAACGATTCAGCTACAACTATTACAGTTGATAGCACAACAGGTTTTGATTCATCAGGAAAAAT